ATGCCACAAGATGTTAACGAGCAACCAAAGAACGTTGCGGAAAATATCGATGTCGAATCACAGGAACAAGCACCGAAGAAGGACGCTCCTAATGTTTTACCAAAACAAAAAGCCGGCCCCGTAACGGAGTCGGCTTTTTTAACAAGTAACCGAGATTACTTGTTGTAGAATATTTAGGGTGTTTTAAGGATAATAGGGAAGCTAAACCCTTGATATGGCAGGAAATAAGGAAATAGAAAATCATAGAAATGATGAAGTTGGGACACCATCCGGGACACCTAAGGACACCAACGCCCTTTCGATTTGATCGTCGGAACGGGCTTTAAATTCATCGATTAAGTAGGCGTAACGATTGGCGGTGGTAGTCATGTTGGAATGACCCAATCGTTTACTGATCGCATACAGTGGAACCCCGTTCGCCAGCAGGTAGGCAACGTGGGAGTGTCGAAGGGAGTGGAAGTGAAAGCCGGGTTTATCCAAGTTCAGCTTATCTAAAAATAGTCTCAGTGTTCGGTTGGCGGAGCTACTCCCACAGATGGAACCATCTTTACGGGCGAAAACGAGATCATGACCGTTAGCTTTTAGTTCAACCAGGCAGTCCAATAGTTCCTGGTTTACTCTGATAATCCGGCGGGAGCTTTTTGTCTTGGTGTCTTTAAAGGTCCGTCCCTTGAAGTCCCACGACTTACTAATTTCGATCGTTTTAAACGGGAGGTTGAGGTCGCCCCAGGTAAGGGCGGCAATTTCAGATAGTCGCATCCCCGTATAAACGGCGGTCAAAATCATGTAGCGGACTGGGAACCCGGGGGAGAGGGATTCTTTGACTAAGGCAACCAAACGGTTAATTTCTTCCATGTTGAGATACTCAACTTGCCTGGTTCTGGTTTTATCCCATACGATGGTTGTTCCTTCGGTAAAGTCGGCGGGGATGACGTTATCCAGAACGGCATTTTTAACCGCTACTCTGACATAAGCGTTCATCTTGCTAGCAGTGTTCTTTGAGTGAGATTTACCAAAGTCATTCAAAAACCGCTGATAGGCAGCCCGATCAATTGTGGATATTTTACGGCGCCCGAAGTAATCGTTAACGACGTTTATACAGTAGCGATAGAAATCTTGGGTCGCCCGGGACGACTGGTGGTGCTTGTAAGTTTCATACCAATTTTGGTAGTAGTCGGTAAAGATCGGATCGGCAGTAGATAAAACGCCGTGGTACTTGCTGGATTCCATTTCTGCCCCAGCTTTACGAGCGGCAGCCTTGGTTTTAAAGCCTGACTTAGATTTTTTATGTTGCTTCCCGTCCTCGTCACGCCAAGTCACCCTGACCATGTAAGATGGGCCCTTTTTGATGATTTGAGCCATGATGTACGCTCCTTTCAAAACGTATGTTCTTTTAATGCTATAATTTAAACCGATCTATCCAGGTCGGCTTATTTGGTATAATCGATAAGGGTGAATAAAATGAAAATAACAAACAACGGTATGACAATCTACCTAAATAAAAATGATCAAAAATCGTTAAAATTGATACTTGACTATTACCTTTGGAATGTAATAGACAATTGGGACGAACAATTAACGGAAAGCTCAGTCATTTCTCGAATCAATAATCTTCTGAACAATTAGATGTATTCCTTCAAAAATGTGCTGAACAATATTTCTTATCTGTGTAATTGGGGTTGCATGGGCTATCGAATTTCTGTAATCGATCGAAGCTTTCAACTGGTTATGCTCATAGCTATCTATTAAGCGGTGTGATTCTAGTCGGTTAGCAAGCGTATTTAACGATCTACTACCGGCTGGAAGGCCTGAATAAATTTCAGGATCTTCGGTATCCAAAAGCAGCTTGCAAGACCATTCTAGAGCCCTACTTAAAACTAGAGCGCAAGCTAAGTATTCTTTGTTTTTATAGCAACTGACAGCTTCCTCTACTTCAAATGACAATTCAGCATTGTCGATATTGTCTAAAAGTGAACGGTAAGCTGAGATTGATGCAGGAAGCTCAATATTAGGCAGGTCTTCATTAATCCGCCCGTCATCAATTGAAGTTGTAGAATCGTTTTTCCATTTTTTTGCTTCTTCATTTGCAAATGATTGGCCCAGCAAACCATCATTTGTGAAAGCAAGGATATTGACTTTGGGCATCATGATAGGCTCTTTATATAGGATGTCTAGGATGTGAAGATTTTTCGCAATTAAGCTGCCTATTTTATCATCTGGAATGTTGGAGTATGAGCTTATATAATCAACTGGTAAGTCGACTTCTTTTATTTCATCTTCAGACTTTTCATTAGCTCCAAAATAGAATGCAACTCCAGACCATGTAGGATTATTGTGGAAAGCAACAAACCACACTTTGGCGGAATTGTACATCTTAAAGTAGTCGGGGTTTGAATCCTTTAAATCTGAGTAATAATAGTCAACAGTTGCTCGATAATTTTTTAAAATTACTTCTATTCGTTTCTTCAAATCCTTATATTGCCAAAAATATTCTTTGACTTTATCCATATTCACACGTCCTTTCTTCGGAGAGGGCTTTTTTTATTTGTACAGTTTGACGCCGCCACTCAGTGTCATGCGAGCAACTGCATTGCCATTGCCGTCATAAAACGATACTGGCGCATTAGCGTTGTGGCTTTCGATCAGACTGATCACACTGCTATAGACTTCTTTTTGCTCGTTGTCGGTCATGGCGGCAACACTGTTAGGCACGGTTACGTAAAACTGGCTGTCTTTGTAGGCAATCTTAAAGCCGTTAAGTGTAGAGTCACTCGCCATTTGACTGGTCAGATTCTTTGCCAGCGCGGTGTATGTAGCATCATCCATAGCCTGATCGTACGATTCGCTCTTAGATTCCGAGATTGACTCGGACTTGGCCTTTTTAGACGACGCAATTGATGATGACTCTGCAGCCCGTTGCTTATCCACATTGTCAGCGTGGGTAAAGCCGATGATAGTCACACCGACCACCGCTAAAAGCAGAGCGCTGATTTTACCGCCCTTGCGATCACGGTTGCGCATCCAGTACCAGACAGCAAGCAGCAGAAAAAGAAAACCTAAAATCATCATAAATAATCACTCCCAATAAATTCAGCTTTTAACGTCAATCACGCTTGGACGTTAACAATCCAGCATTAAGGTACTGGGTAGCTAATATTTTAGGAATTGTAATCCTAGTTTTTCTTCTTGATGATCTGCTCTAGTCTATCTAATTTATCGTTCAACTGGACATTCTCATTATGTAGTTTAGCTAATTCTTCCTTTAAGTTAACTTCATCGTTGGAAATAAAGAAATTACTAATCGAACTGGTTAGCATACCTATAAAGCCAATTCCAATGATCATTACCATAACTGCAGCTAACTTACCCATAGAGGTGGTTGGTGAAATATCACCATAGCCAACGGTTGTAGCAGTAGTAATTGACCACCACAGAGCGGTAGCAAAATCGACCTTTTCTGAAATGCTATACATAGAAGCGCCAATGATTAATACTGCAATGCTTACGTAGATGTAATAAATTAAACCATTGGTATTAATAAACTTGCGTAGCTTACCGATAAGACCAACTAACCGAACCAGTCTTAGCAGCTTTAAAAGTATAAAGATACGAAAAATCCTGGCGGCCCGGAAAAAATAGAAGGCCTGGTTAACAGGGATAATGGAAAGTAGATCCCAAATGTTGCCAGTAATAAATTTTCGTTTATTTTTTGATGCAATTAATCTACCAAAATAATCAATTGTAAAGATAGCCAGTATTAAGTTGTCAAACACATTGTATGGATAGGCGGTAATATCAATACTCTTAGCATAATCCAATACGATCATAAAAATCGAAGCGATCGATAGTACTGCCATTGTGATATCGTAGCCGATATAAATTATATTTTTATATTTATTGTTAATCATGGTTGGATAAAGTCCTTAACCAGGCGTGTGGCAAACCGGATAGCCTGTCCCTCTTCTTTTATTACTCCCACACGGTGGATGTCTGAGAGATCGCCACAGTCTAATTCATGGTGGAAGACCTCATGCAACGCCGTCATAAGTTGAGTTAAATTATCGTCGTTGGCATTGATATAGACGTCTGTACCTTTGATTAGCCCGTGAAAGTGTGGGTTAGGTACATCGATTGACCAAAACCGTAGTTCTGGGTACTGATCCTCCAATTTCTCCAAATCGGTCATATGGCCAGCTTCACTACTAACGTTCGGGTTTACTTATTTAATAATTTACGCAAGTAATTTCCAACGGCTTTATCCTGGCTATTTGTCGTGTCAGAAAAACTGTTGAAATTGCCGTATGGATTAGTCACGTAGTCAGCCATCTCACTCATCTTATCGTAGGAGTTTTGGTAAAGCTTGATGCTACGGTCTGGAGCATCGCAATCCTTCATGCTGTCTAACGTATCTTTAAGTTCCTTCATGTTGTTTTCTAGCGCGTAGACCTTATCGGCATCTTTTTCAAGGGATGCTGATACGACCGTGCTTGGATCGAAATTATTATCTGACGTGTCGTCAAAGATTCCATCTTGCCAAGCATCGTAAATGTTGTTGGCGATATCTTCGGCATCGGTGGACGTTTTGGCATACAGCTTAGTGTATTTTTCAGCATAGTTATCAAAGCGGTTGTTACGCTGAGTTGCGATGCTATTCTCAACCGCTCCGGCGCCAAAGCCAAGTACCAAGCTAGCAGCTAAAACAATTCCAGCAATTAGTGTTCCCTTTTTACCAACCTTAAAAGTAATCTCATTTCCAGATGTTTGGCCAATAAGTAGAGTGATCAGAAACCCGATCGCAACCACAAAGGCCATGATTGCCACTAGATAGCCCAAGCCTGATAAAAATAACGCAGTTTCCATTGTCAGTCCCTCCCAACAGCTTTTAACGTCGATCAGGGTTGGACGTATATTGCTATATTAAATCCGCAAGAACTAACGGGATTCCAAATGTTTGGCAAAAAGCCGTTTGATTGTTAATTTCAATATCCTGTCGGCTAGCATAGTTTTTGATCAACTTAACTCCGTAAACATTAGCAGCGTACTCATTCTTAATTGAGAGCGAGGGTGATGAGTAGCGATTAATCCCTTCATCGCCACCTATCAAATGTCCCATCTCGTGAGCAACTACGAATCCATACTCAGGTTTGTTTCTCCAGCTGGTGTTAATCCACACGGCTTTGTCTTTTTGCGATGAAAAACCCGCAAGGGATGCTGGAAGCTGATCAGTAAAGGTTACCCCAAATCCGTGATCAAATCCCCAATTAACCAAATAAGTGATTAGCTCGTCCATTTTAGTCATCCTCCTTTCGATATGCGTCCAGGAGGGCCTTAATCATGTCTTTTTCCTGATCATTGATTGGCTTACCGTTGTACATACGGACACCGTCTAATAGGTCGACAGGTTGATTATCTGACAATCCGATGTGGTTACTTGTCAAATAGGTGATATTCACTCCAAAGTGATCAGCCAGCTTTTGAAGTGAACCTGAACGAGGCATTTTTCTCCCGTGCTGCCAATCCGATACTGTAGAGTAGGCAACGCCGATTCGGTCGGAAAGCTGAGTTAAATTTTCGCCTCGATCCTCCATGAGTCTGTTAAGATTAGTAGCAAATATTTTAACGATATCTTCCATAATTACACCCCTTTTTTTGATATGCTTATTATAACACTTAAAGCGAAAAAAACGCTTTTTTTTTGGAAAGAGGCGTTTGCTTTTCGCTAAAAGCGTGATATCATAAAATCATATCAAAGGAGGTGACGATATGACAGACCTTATTCCAACCGAAGTAAAGCACACCATCAAAGATCTTCGGGTACGTGCGGGATTATCTCAGTCTGAAGCTTCAAAGAAATTAGGCGTGACCGAACCGACACTTCGTAAGTGGGAAAACGATTCGAGTGTTCTTTCATTCCGACAGATGAAGGAAATTGCTAGCTTCTACCACATTCCATTGGATTATATTTTTTTTGGTGACGATAACGCTTTTAGCGAAAAATAAGGAGATGATTTTATGGAATTGAAACTCAGTGATGTCGACCTGCAGGCACTGGCCGAGCAGATCGCACCGCTGATCACTACCACACAAGCTGAGCCAGATTGGGTCAAGCTCAAGGACGTTCGGGATGACCTATTCGCGGGTAAATCACCAGCGTGGATCAGGCTGTTTATCTTCGACAGTTTCCCAGAGGTACAAATCGAGAATGGTCAACCAGAGGCGTGGGTTAAAGGAGTACATGGTCAAGGGAATGTTACTCGAATCTACTTGCCGACAGCGCGGGAGTGGATGCACGAACATCACGATGAGATCGATTGGACGGCTAAAATGCCATGAAAGGAGGATCGATAATGACTAGCACTGAAGGATTAGCATACGCAGCTTTGTTCGTATTGGCGATTTCGCTACTACTGACGAACCACTTGATCATGGCAACGGTGGCCATCGTGCCATATGTCCTGGCCAGCTTTAAGTATAGTTTTCCGCAACAAAAAAAGGCCCAGCGAAACCGCTAGACCAAAATAAATCTAATACGAGGTAATAATAACATGAATACGAATTATTACGCAAACGGATTCAAACATGCCGAAGATCGCTTAGTTAAAGCGTTAGCGGACTTAGATTCAATTATCCGTAACGAGCCAGAAACTCGTGGCGCACTACGAGCAGAGGTACGAGCAATCCTAGAACAGCTTGACGTAGCTAAAGATTTAATCAAGCAAGAAGCACAAGAACGGCTGGGGGACTAATCATGACTGAAAAGCTTTACGAATTAGCAGACAAGTATAAGGAACTCAGTGAACGAGAAGACCTTGACCCGGAAGTGCTTCATGACACGCTAGACGCCATTAACGACGCCATTGAAGACAAGGCGGACAACATCGCCGCCTGGATCGACGACTTAACCAGCGCAGCTAAGCGCAAGAAGGCAAAGGCAAAGGAATGGAACGACTCAGCTAAGGCAGATCTTAACAAGGCGGACAGCCTTAAGCATTATTTGATTCAGGAGCTGGCTTACGCTGGTAAGAAGAAGATGGAAACCGACCGCTTCTTGCTAAGCACGCGTAACAACGACCCATCAACGATAATTGACGATGAGACGCTGATTCCAGACACCTTTAAGAACACGAAGGTTACGGAATCGGTCGACAAAACGGCTATTAAGGAAGCAATTAAGCTGGGTAAAGACGTGCCAGGCGCTCACTTGCAACCTAGTAAATCAATCACTATCAAGTAATTTCAAGAGGAATGAGGCGATAAAATGCGTATTCGGAGCGCAAAAGACACCAGTCGAACTGCTAACTGGCGCATCTGCATCTACGGTAAGCCGGGCGTTGGTAAAACGACCACGGTTAAGTATCTGACCGGTAAAACACTGGTCTTAGCATTAGACAACTCGGATAAGGTTCTAGCCGGTAAAGATATCGATATTGCTGACTTTAATCGGACGAAACCAGATGAAGAAATCACTGACTTTATCGTCGATATGCCTAATTTAAGTAAGCAGTACGACAATATCGTAATTGACAACATTTCAAGTTTTGAACGTGACTGGTTCATCGAACGCGGTCGGGCCACTAAGTCGGGAATTAACAACGAACTGCAAGACTACTCCGCGTGGACAAATTATTTTGCACGTATGATCAGTGCGATCTACCAGTATCCGGTCAACATTCTGGTAACTGCGTGGGAGAAACAGGTGCCGATCACAACTGCTAATGGTCAGACGTTTAACCAGTTTGCACCAAACATTCGTGACAACGTGCGCGATATGTTCATGGGCTTAACTGATATTGTTGGCCGAGTAGTCATCAAACCAGAAGATGGCTCGCGGGGTGTAATTATGGAAGGCAACGATGGCGTATTCGCTAAGAATCGCCTAGATAACAGAAAGGGCTGCAAAGTCGAAGACCTATTTAACTTTGCTGATTCAAATGTTTAAACTATTCGGCTACCAGCAAGAACTGGTTGACAAAGCTCGCCAGTCGCTTGCCAAAGGCAATCATTCGGTCTTGCTTGTCAGTCCGGCAGGGTCGGGTAAGTCAGTCATAATTGCCGAGATCACCAGACTGGCAATTGAAAAAGGTGGACACGTGATGTTCATGGTTCACCGCAAGGAACTGGTCGATCAGATTATTGATACTTTTCTTAAAGATGATATTGATTTGAGCCATACAACCGTTATGACGGTTGGAAAAATAAAACGTCGGTTAGGCAAGTTGCCAACTCCCACGCTGATCATCACCGATGAAACGCATCACAGTCTCGCTAAAACCTATCAGGACATCTATAACTGGTACGATAACGTGCCACGTCTGGGATTCTCCGCAACTCCCTGGCGTTTGTCGGGAAAAGGACTTAAAAACGTCTATGACGATATGGTCGAAGGGCCAAGCGTCCAGTGGTTAATCGATAACAGCTATCTGGCCGACTACACCATGTACGGCTATAAAAGCGGAGATGATTCTCAACTTAAGAAGTCATCCACAGGTGACTACACCGGGCGATCGATGGACGATTATGCCAAGACAATCATTCGCGGTGATGTCATAAAAACGTGGCGCGAAAAGGCTAACGAGCGTAAGACCATCGTTTACTGTCACGCTGTCTGGTTTTCTAAGCAGGTTGCTCAGGCATTTAACGACGCCGGTATCAAAGCGGCTCACGTTGACTCCAAGACGCCGTCAGGAGAGCGAAGCAAAATCATGGTCGACTTTAAGGCTGGGAAAATCATGGTGCTATGCAACTGCGATTTGATCAGTGAAGGATTCAACGTTCCAGACTGCTCATGTGTGGTTCTGCTCAGGCCAACTGAGTCGTTGGTGCTGTACATTCAGCAATCCATGCGGCCAATGCGGTTCGTGCCAGGCAAGCACGCAGTTATTATTGACCAGGTCGGCAACTTTAAAAAATTTGGCACACCGGATACTCCCCGCACGTGGACACTAGAAGACCGCAAGAAAAAGAAGGGCAACGGCGGTGGTCAGCTTGGGCCACCAGTCCGAACTTGTGATAAATGTTTTGCAGTCATCCCCGCACAATCGAGGAGTTGCCCGATTTGCGGAGCTGAAACTGAAGTTACTAAAACTGAGCTTGACATTGACCGAGACGCAAGCCTTGATGATGTCACACAATTTAAACCATTTGCAGCAAGCTACATCGTCACTAAACGACCAAGCGAGCTTAAGACTCGCCAAGATCTCGAAAATTATGCCAAAGCTAAAGGATACAAACCAGGCTGGATCTATTACCAACTCAAGAAGCGCGGCTTAGCGCACTAGCAGAAAGGAAATATAAATTATGTTATTTCAAACTAATTACAAAGATTTACAAGACCACTCATACGGGCCACTGCCAGAAGGCGACTACGAGTTTATCATCAAGAGCGTAGCAGAAAACGCTACTAAGTCCGGTGCAGAATCAATCCAGTTTAACTTGGTTGTCCGCAACGATCTAGACCAAGCAATGCCAGAAACCAACGGCAAGTACCATAACCGTCAACTATGGGTTGACGAATGGAAGCGTCGCGCTACCAACCAATACGAAGTCAACAACTTGATGTACTTCATGCAGGCAGCCGGCATTTCAGAAGGTACGCCGATCAACACGATGGAGGACTTCTTCGACATCATGACCGGCAAGCCGGTACGTATCCATATCACGGTCGAAGACAACACCTACAACGGCAAGACGACACAAGTCAACCGGCCAGCTCCCTGGGATTGGCAACAAACCAAGTTCCCGCAAGTTAATCACCAATGGAAGACTAACAAGCCGGTAACCGGCGCGCAAACGCCAACCAATGGTCAGACGTTTACCATGCCACAACAGCCAGTGGGAAATGAAAAATTGCCGTTCTAACGATTTTAAGCGGCAGTGACCTATACACCGAGCGGGTGGAATGCCTGCTAGAAAAGGAGATAACGATGTACGAGAGCTTACCAAGTGAGTTAAAAAAACTATCTCAATGGGGATGCTACCACCGCATTTGGAAGGAGGAGCGGGGCAAGTACACCAAGATTCCTGTCAACCCATGGACAGGCGGGCCTGGCAAGTCCAACGACTCTTCCACGTGGGCTGATTTTGATACTGCAATGCGGGCGTTAGACCAGTACCCGGACGCGGACGGGTTAGCATTCTATTTTGCTAACGGCTACGTGGGACTGGATATCGACCATATTGCCGAAGACCTGGAGAGGGTCCAATGCGGCGATACCGACCCCGACAATCTGGTCACTAAGGCTCATGAGCTGACACACGGAAGTTATATGGAAGTGTCTATGTCTGGCGAAGGAATTCACTGCATCTTTAAGGGTAAGATTCCTGGTGACCGTCGGCGCAAGGGAAACTACGAGATGTACCAATCAGGGCGATTTTTCGCGCTGACTGGCAACACGCTCAATGCCACGCCGGAGATCAAATCGCTTGACGATACGGCAATGCGCCGGCTATACGATCACTATCTGCATAGCGATAAGGTGGCCGAATTCCCCAAAAAACAGCCAGCAATCACTGAAAACACGCTTAGCATTGATGAGATTATCAATCGAGCAGAGCGTTCAACCAATGGCGCACGGTTCCGAGCTTTTATGAAAGGCGGTTGGGAGCCGTTCTATCCGAGCCAATCTGAAGCTGATATGGCATTTGCAAACGATTTAGCTTTCTGGTGTGGACGTGACTTTAAAGCCATGGATTCAATCTTTCGCCAATCATCACTGTATCGTAAAAAGTACGACGAAAAGCACGGTAAGACCACTTACGGGATTGCACTGCTTAACAAGGCGATCAATGAAACCAGCAACGTGTTCAATCCGCATCAACCGCTCAATGTCAACTATGACATGAGTTTCCTTAATAAAGATCGCGACAAGCCTAAAACGCCCCGCACGTGGGACGACATGGGCAACGCACTGCGATTTATTGATATGTACGGCGACAACTTTAAATATTCCTACATTGATAAGATGTGGTATCTATACAACGGCTCGTACTGGCAGATTGATCAGTCAGGTATGGTCGAAAAGTGTGCCGACAGTGTAATCAAAAATATGGACAACGAAAAGCTCAACATCTGGCCTGGCATGGACGAAAGCGATGCTACGGAAAAGTGGGTCAAGTTCAAGGCCAAGTGCCGGAGCAATCGGTCTAAAAAATCCATGCTTGATGAAGTTAAGCACCACGTGCCAGTCCTGCACAGTGAGTTTGACAATGACCTGATGCTGTTAAACACCGAGTCAGGCTATGTTGATCTTAACTCGGGGCTTTTAAAGGAACACGACCGTGACAAGATGTTCAGCCATCAGACTGCAGCCGAGTATACGGACACGATTGATGCGCCAGAGTGGAACAAGTTCCTGCACCAGATTTTTAACAACGATGAAGAAGTTATCCACTATATTCAAAAAGCCGTCGGCTACTCAGCCACAGGTTCGATCAAAGAACAGGTCATGCTCCTGCTGTATGGTAACGGCCGTAATGGTAAGTCGGTATTTATCAACACGATCGCCGACATCTTAGGCTCCTACGCTGAGACGATGAACGTTGAGTCAATCATGGTCAAACATTCAAGTGGAGTTAACTCAGACATTGCACGTCTGGAAGGCGCACGGCTGGTCATCTCAAGTGAGGCTAACGAAGGATCACGACTGGACGAAGGTCTAGTTAAGCAGATGACTGGTGGCGACAAGATGGTTGCTCGGCATCTGTACGCAAGCGAATTTGAGTTTACCCCACAATTCAAACTGTGGATGGCTACCAACCACAAACCAATCATTCGGGGTACCGATGACGGTATCTGGCGTCGTATCATGCTGATTCCGTTCCTAGTCCAGATTCCTAAAGATAAGGTTGATAAAGAGCTTAAGTACAAGCTACAACGTGAAGCATCCGGAATCCTAAACTGGATTGTGCAAGGTGCGATGATGTGGCAGGCAGAAGGTCTGGAGCCACCAGAGATCATCAAAAAGGCCAGCGATGAGTATCGCCAGGAAATGGACGCGATCGAGTTCTTCATCTCCGAAAAGTGTGAGAGAGGCGATGGATATATGGCACCAGCCGGTGAGCTGTACGACGTCTACAAGCGATGGTCGGACGAGTCCGGTGAACATCAATTCAATAAGCAGAAATTCGGCAGTGAGATGAAAGCTAAATTTAATTACAAGCATACAAAACACGGTCGATATTATGAAGGCCTAAAAATTATTACCGATTCAAGAATCAATTTCTTAAAAGGGTGACGGATGCGGTGACGGATGCAGTAAACTGGTTTACTTGTTGTTATATCAGTATATATATACCCATTTTCTTCTAGTGACGGATGTAGTAATGAAAAGTATATATAGAAAGATAAAAGTATATATAGTAAAAGGTTTGCTTTCCCAAGTCCGTCACCGACCCAAAAAAGTGGTCTTATCCTTACTGCCACAACGGATTTAGCCGTTTTAAAGTCCGTCACCGCATCCGTCACCCAAAAAGCTGATGTGGAGGAAACATCTCCAGGAACAATTAGGAGGTAACTAATGGCTCAACCTGAGCATGTAATTCAAAATCAAATTCGGCTGGCATTGTCAGCTAATCAATGCACGGTCTTTCGTATCAATGTGGGTAAGCTTCGTCTGCCAGACGGGACGTTATTTCAAACCGGTGTCCCGCGCGGATACAGCGATTTAAGCGGATTCCGCTGGTCAGACGGTAAGGCGTTCTTCATCGAAGTTAAAACCCAAACAGGACGTCCACGTAAGGATCAGATCCAGTTTCATCATATGCTGACATCGCATGGAATCGTGCACGGTATCGCTAGATCGCCAGAGGACGCAATCAAGATTGTTAAAGAAGGACTGATTGGGTATGGATTTAAGCAGTGAATCGGAGGTGATCTAATGGACAAGTTTTTGGATTACGACGACGTCGAGCCATTATCAGAGGCAGATGCTAAAGAAGAGTTCGATGAGTGGATGAAACAAGCCATCATGGACGACAAGGCACAATAGGAGGACACGATGGCTATGAGCCCAGAATGGTTTAAAAAACAAAATGAAAGGTATCGCTATGTCACGGAGTACAACCGAGATAATGCGATTGATTGGATTAATAGCTACTACGAAGATGACGAAGATGATAGAGATTTAGTGGAAGATGCTGCCAGTGTAATTGAAGCATTGCTTGATGAGGCTAACCGCAATTGCCAAGAACGCTTTAGCCGCGAACAACCGGTCTATATTGTGTTCGTCCCACATACCCCAGATTGCTATTACCTGCGGTATAAGTATGGACTGATGATTTCTAAAGATAATCAACTTGCAGGGCTTGCATATAGCGATTTTATTAACGTCAACGATATTGATCACGAAGCAAACCTAGTTGATTGCTTATTTACGATGGCAGAAATCAAGTATTGGGGTTTAGAAGACTGCAATCGAGTTCAAATTGAGTGGTAGGAGGCCAACATGCAGCTAGAGGAGGAAGCTATGAAATTGACTGAAAAGCAGAAGAACTGCCCGTACTGTCATGAAAAAGGTGGAAATCATTATGTAAAGCCAATTGAAGACGTACCGGGGCATTCTATGGGCTTGATACTAAGAGAAGATGGTTGGCACTTATGGACAAATGAAGAGGATGCTTTTGAAACTATCTTTCCTGTTAAGCGTTGTCCTGAATGTGACCGCCTATTGAACGAGGAGGATAGCAATGGCAAATCTGCTGACGCCGGCTTTGCTAGCGGCGATTGATTGGGACGAATATCAGCGGGACGGACGTGAACTCCCACCTTCCACTGTGGAATTACTACCAGGAAAGGAGCTAAATTATGACTGATTTATTAACCCCAGAACTGTTGGACGCGCTAGAAAGCAAGTTCTCAGCTGAGAAAGAGAGCCGCCAGTTAAGCTGGTTAGAGCGTTCAAGATATAAGTTGGAAGTGATGAAATTTCGCGACGCGTTGCGGCGAAGCGAGCAGCAAACCAAAGCGGAACACCTTAAGTTCCGCAAACAGCACGAACAGAAGTTCATCAATGCCCGTAAAATCATGATGCACCAACGCAATCAGACGTGGGAAGAAATTGTTCAGGATTTCCGCCGGCAGTATGCAGCAATTCCACAAGATGATGAAGAAGCCAAGACGGAATTCATGTTAATGTTATATAACAAATATTATTTTTCACCGACTTTAATTGGGAGCATTGTGAACAAACCATCTAAAACAATCTGGCTATGGCTAGAAGAGTGGGCATTTGAAAACGAACAGCTGAAAGGGTGATGAGATTGGAGCTACTGCCAGAATTTGACGAGAAAAAGACCGCCCAAAATGTCGCTGATTTTCTGCAAGGCAAAGGTGCATTTTGCCATCATAGTTACCCACGCCTGCTGGAAACCGAACAAGTTCTGGGCATGATTTCTGGATCAACAGGCGACGTGACAGGCATCCATGGGTCACCAAGCAATCACATGGAAGAAGCAATGATTGCCAAAGCTCACTGCCGGTTAGCGATTAAGTGTGTGGAGCAAAGCATCGCCTCGTGCACGCTAAACCAGCAAATTATCTTAAGGGAGAGGTATCTTAACGGCACCAAACGGGCGGTGGTGATAGGCATGGTCAATATCGGTGGTAATGATCAATACCAGTTAGCTGACCAGGCGGCTCGAAATCGCTTTGCGGCCGCCTTAGACAAGCTGGCGGCAATTGAAGGTGTGGATGACTTAATCCCTCAGCTCCAAGCTTGAAAATCGGAAAAAGTCCGGAAGAAATGCGGAAGCCGCCGGGATAGATCTGTGCAATAATTGCTATAGTGAGACAAGTGGGAAAAATAAGTATTCATGGCCACATTGCTCACTATTCTTTACCTCTTAAATTGGTTGATATGATTGTATATCAATTACATGTTGGCAGCAGATATAGCTCAATGGCAGAGCTTCTGATCTCGGTTCGATTCCGGGTATCTGCGTTGAGAGTAGTGCAATCAACTCTTTTGCCTTTCGGCTTAGGCATAGAAAGGCAGACGGTATGGTCATCCCTATACTTCAGGTGGGGGATGCTGTGGTTCAACTCCAAAGGCCGTCATTGTCCGCAATGACGTTAAACTATCTATTTTCACCTCGGCCTAGTCATCTCGACTGGGCTTTTTTTAATCTGAAAGATTTTATTGTGTCAATATATTGACATTCTAGATGAAAAATGCGTTATAGAATTATTACTATATTTAGTGGTATTCTTTCTATGTAAAGGAGGGAGCATTATGTACGATGTTTTTAAGGTAGTTAATTGGTTACGAGTTAAAAACAATGCTGATATGCGTTTGAACCCCAACGTTGAAGAATTAACTCAAATGAAGACTATGAAGTTACTATATTATATTCAGGCTGCGAGTTTATCTATTACGAGTCATCGTATGTTTAACAATGATATTGTTGCGTGGAGATATGGACCTGTGGTTGAAGAAGTTCATGAAAAATATAGAGGTCATCGTGGAATAGTCGGTGAAATAACAGAAAGCGATCTTAATGATTATAGTGAGCTTCAGAATGATTATGAGGCTTCAAGTATTTTAAATAGTATCTATGATGTTTATGGTTATAGTTCAGCTTATGATTTAATGAGACAGACTCATAGTGAGAAGCCATGGCAAGAAACTCCCCAAAGTGAAGTTATAAGTGATAAGGCAATTAAAGATTTCTATAGCGGGGTCTTTGTTTCTGATGAAGATAAAAAGTAATAACTTTAATTCACCCTCATTCCCAAAAGAAACCAAAATTAAACCTCATCATACGTCTAGGTTTGCCTTTAATTTTTCCTTTTTGACTAAGGAATCAAAGTATAATCTTGATAGTCGAGGAAATACTATTAATAAGAAGGTAAGGTTAAAACTTTTAGAAAGAATATATCAGCTTTCTCAAGAAGATATCGTTAGAATTCTTGGGCTTAATAAAAAACAGGGGCTTGAAAAGATACCTGAAGAAAAAGTTAGATTAAGAATTCATTCTGATTTTAAATCTAGTAATCGCTATAAAGAATGTGATGATTATTTATGGGTGTTTCGCTTAGCCAATCTTGGCAGAGTGATTGGGAAAAAGAATGATAACATTTTCTATGTAATGAGTATTGATGCATCTTTTGACCAATATGATCACGGTTCATAATAAAGTAAATTATTAAGTCAGCCTAGCGCTGGCTTTTTTTGTTGGTAATGCCACTCAATCCTACAAAACGGTTGGTTTGATTCCAACCCGTCAGGTTGGCCGCGATGTCGTTAAACTATCTATTTTCACCTTGGGCTAGTCTTTACGGCTGGCCTTTTGTATTATATTGATGAGGTGAAAATAAAATGTTTAAAACTATAAATTGGAATGTTGTTATATCTATTTTAGTATTATTTGGATTCTGGGCAGTAAATGCTCATTTGAAAGAATTGCCAAAAATGATACGTGATATGTTAAAACAAAATCGTGAATATAAAAGTAATCACGATTTACAAATTGAATCTTATTTTAGACAAGTAAGTGACAATGAGTTAGAAAAGCTTTTAAGCAAATGGACGTATTTTATCACCGATATGGATAATGCATCTAAAGAAATGGATTCAGATTCTGGGCAAAAAATGCTTACAGAATTGGAACGTAAAACAATAATGTATGGTTCCCCAAGAACAGTTTATACTTTAGCTGCCATGAAATATTTTATTTACAGCAAGGAAAACAATAGTTATAAATTAATGATGTATATGGCTAATATAGCTTGTAGTTTAAAGAAAGACTTTACAGGTTATGAAATTAATCCAATTTCTCTAGTAGAAATTAAAATCACTGATTTTGATGATTATTCCAATCAATTTATTGAGTACCAGGAAGAAATTCAAAAAGAAGTTGATCAAGCAGAAAAAGATGGTTATGTCAAATGATATTTTCAATTTTAGTTGCCATAGTAATAATAATCGTAGTATTTATTATTGGCTATTTGATCATATTAAATTATCTTAAGAATCATTAATTTAGGTCAGCTTAACGGCTGGCTTTTTATTTTGGAAAGCGGCTGGTTTGATTCCAGCCCGTCAGATTGACCCTAACGATAGGGTTAGTGTGGGATCAGTAATGAAACTCCTATGCACACCGGTGTTTGTCGGTGTTTTTTAATACATAAAATAATAAGGGGGGGGTGATGCCGTGAAACCAACCAAGCTGTCGTTTATCAACGGCAAGCCGGCCATAGTTGACTATGACACTAGGGTACGGCACGACAACGACCAAGCATATAACTATCATCGCAAGGTATCCGATGACGAGTACGTGAGGTTATATAAGACATCTGATTGGCGTAAGATGCGCGAACAGATATTGGAAAGAGATTTCGGTTTGTGTCAACGCTGTGGAATGGCTGCTGAACTGGTGGACCACATCATCCCTAGCAAAGACGACTGGGACGACCGATTGAATCCTGATAACCTTCAATCACTCTGTCGTGCGTGTCACAAGGTCAAGACCAAACGGGAATGGATGAAGCATCATAAAGGAAGCGAACGTTACATGGTGATTAAGATTGTGTGTGGATTGCCTGCGAGTGGTAAGTCAACATATGTCAAGCGTCACATGACTGATCATGATCTGATCTATGATTATGATGAGTTGATGCAGACACTGACTGGCTTGCCTAGTCGGTCACGTAACCACGACGCACATGACTACATCATACTGTTCCTTGATCAGATGTTACGCAAGCTTAAGGCTGAGCAAACATTCAACAACGTTTGGATCGTCAGGACATTACCAGACGAGCGGATCGATGGACTGTTGGCTAACTATCATCACATTGATCACATCTTGATCGATACTGATTCAGCGATTTGCGAACAAAGGCTGAAAGAACGCGGACAAACGATCGCATTCAACGAGATCAAAAATCAGTTCAAAAATGCGAACTTTGAACACTTCCGCCGTGTTAAAAACCGCTAAGCCCCCCTCGAAAACGAACGGGGGGTACATTTTTAAAGACTCGAGAACGCACATCGACATTTTTGCATGCAAAATTCCAACAATTTTTGTTTATAGGACCACAACAAAAAACCGCCGGCCAAAAAATGACCAGCGGTTTTATTGACTTAAGCGTAGCACGGAGGTGAGATTTTGGCAAGAAAACAAAAATTATTAAGTCAATCAACCGGTCATCTGCGGATTGTTGAACAGGAGGCTAAATATAAGGCCGAATTTCTCGCCAAAGAAGGCTATCCAGAATTACAGAAGTCACCACCGAAGTATCTAGATAAGAATGCTAAGGCAGAATACCGGCGCATTATCCAGGCAATTGGTGATTTGCCGTTGCGTGATCTAGACCACGCCGAACTTGAGAATTACTGCACCTGGTATTCAATTTATAAGGACACGTCCTGCACACTCCCCTCTGTGGGTGATCCAGACGAGCGGGAACGCCTAATCCGGACGCTAGATAAAGCGACTAAAAACATCAAATCGCTGGCTAGTGACTTAGGCTTGAATGTCAACAGCCGAATGCAAATGAACATGCCAAAGGTCGACGAGGGTAAGAAAAAGGAATCATTTAGAGAGAAGTATGGTATTTCATGATCGACTATGCTAAGAAATACGCTGAAAGCGTGATTAGTGGCGAGAAAACAGCTGGGAAAAAGGTTATTTTAGCTGCTAAACGCTACTTAAACGACTTAAAAGCGTCCGAAAGTGATGATTTTCCTTACTTTTATGATATTGAACGGGCAAACCGGGTAATCCAGTTCATGGAGATTCTCCCCGACCCTAAAACCATGCAAGCTTATCCATTGGCCGACTTCCAGCGTTTCATCATCGCCAACATGTACGGTTGGTGGAAAAAAGAGGACGCCACTAAGCGCCGATTCCGTAAGGCTATGCTTTCGATGGCCCGCAAGAATGGTAAATCGATTCTTATTTCTGGTGTGGCTCTGTATGAATTTCTGATGGGCAATTCACCAGAGTTTTCGCGTCAGATATTCTGTACGGCCAACGACCGTAAACAAGCTAATATCGTTTTTACGATGATCAAGAAACGGTTAAACGCCTTACGGTCACGTGAAGGTGATATTAAACGCGGGACTAAGGTGATGCGCGACGTCATTGACAACCTGGACGATTATTCTTACGTGCGTGCGCTCTCTCGTGATACAGGGACGGTCGATGGTTTCGAACCACACGTTGGAATTCTGGATGAATACGCCGCTTCCAAGACAACCGAAATGATGGAACTGCTGGAATCTGGTCAGGCCTTGCTTGACAATTCGCTGATTCTCATTATTTCAACCGCCGGATTTGACCTTAATGCGCCGATGCATACGATCGAATATCCGTACGCCACTAAGATTTTAAGTGGTGAGGTTGTGGATGACACTTACTTTGCTTACATTGCCGAGCAAGACGACGCGGCCGAAGTGGACGACAAGTCAATGTGGATTAAATCTAACCCGATCCTTGCCATACCAGAACTGCAAGACCAAGTTTATGGCTATCTCGACAAGCGCTGGACTGAGGCTAAGGAAAAAGGAACCCGTAACGCTGTTCTTGTAAAAAATTACAATATGTGGCGTCAGGCGGAAGAAGATTCATATATGGATATTGACACCTGGAACGCCGCTTGCGTGGATCCAATTAACATTGACGGCCAACGTGCTTGGATTGGCATTGACGTGGGTAAATCATCCGACTTGTATGCCATTAGCTGGTTAATACCACAAGAAGGTTTCTGGTACGCGGATTCGTACGCGTTCGTGGCCACCAAATACGGCCTAGACGCCAAGATTAAGGCCGATCGACTTGATTATCGGCGATTAGAACAGATGGGGCAGTGCGAAATCACACAGCTTGAATCAGGCGTCATTGATGTTGAACGGGTATTTACCTGGCTTGATGATTTTGTGAACGTCCACAATCTCGATGTTCAAGCGATTTGTTTTGACCCGGCACAATATGGGCCACTGCTAACGCAGATTGAAAAGAATCATCCTGAATGGCAACAGATCCAGATTCGGCAAGGGACGTTGACTCTCTCTATGCCGACTAAGCAATTCCGCGATGACGTGCTTGATAAGCGGATCCTGCATCCCAATAACGAGATTTTAGCCGGCGCAATTTCTAACGCGGTGCTCAGGTCGGATAACAACGGTGTCAGAATCGACAAGAACCGTTATTCAAACAAGATCGACGCAGCCGATGCTTTGCTTGACGCGTATGCCGTTTGTTTCCGAGAGGATATCGACAACTATTTAACTGATGATGACGTGATGAGTGACGATTTTGGCTTTTAAGGAGGGAATGCAATGGATTTCTGGGAAAATAACGAGCCGGCTATTTTGCTTTTGCTAGGCTTTTTAGGGTTTGCCATCTGTGCATTCTCTAAGGGTCTTTTTTTAGGCGTCATGGTCGTCAGTTTTGAACTAATGATTCTCGCCGTGCTATCGGCAATTAGAGGGGAGTGAGAACGTGAATGCTGTTTAAAATGCCAGAAAAACGCGACTGGGCTACTGACTACATCGATGAGGGCTTGATTCCGAGCTGGTCAAACTCTGGGCGGTATATCGGGATTAGCGCGCTTAAAAACTCTGACGTACTAACTGCTGTATCGTACGTGGCTAGTAGCGTAGCCCGCTTTCCTCTTGTGGTTCTAGACGACGAAAAGAACGAAACCAAGAAGATTAAATCAGTTGACTATTTGTTGAATAAGCACCCTAACGATACGTTATCGGCCTACCATTGGAAATTTATTATGACGGTCAACGCAATTCTAACAGGGGATGCTTTTACCCGGATTATTCGCGATCCGAAAACTGGCGACCCGCTGGAATTGCAATACTTTCCGACGTCACAAACCTATATCGATGATTCAGACGTCAAGAATATCAAGTATGAATTTACGCCGATCAACATTAAAGGCGATTCCAACACCATCATTGTGGACGCTAATGACGTGATTCATTTCATGTTTTTCACCTATGATGGTATTCATGGTCGGTCACCGTTGCTTTCATTGGGTGATGAGATCGGTCTGCAAGAAGACGGGATCAGTACTCTGCGCCGTTTCTTCAAGTCTGGCTTAAAGGGTGGGATTCTTAAGCTGTCCGGATCCAGACTGAGCAAGGAAACTCGGCGCAAGGCACGGATCGAGTTTGAGTATGCACAAAACGGTGGCACTGCTGGCAGCCCAATTGTCATGGATTCCACGATGGATTACACGCCGATTGAAGTTGATACCAACATTCTCCAGTTGATCAATTCAAACAACTATTCAACTAGCCAGATCGCTAAGGCACTTCATATTCCCGCTTACAAGTTGGCGGTCAACAGTCCAAACCAATCGATCAAGCAACTTAACGAGGACTTTATCAAGTCTGATTTGCCGTACTATTTCAAACCAGTTACGAGCAACCTTGAAATGACGATGCTAACTGATCGGCAACGTCATAATTACCACATTGAGTTTGATACCCGCAGAGAAACAGGCCTGACAGCCGACGAAGTAAACAAGTTGGCTAATAACACGGTGATCACGCCAAACGAAGGCCGGGTATTGATGGGAATGCCGAAGTCAGACAATAAGGATCTGGATCGATTCCAATCCACTCTCAACACTGTCTTTTTAGACAAGAAAGAATCCTACCAAGATTCAGAGAAAGGGGGTGAGCATAGTGACAATCGATTTGGAAACTCGTCAAGTAACGGCCCCGCTGACGCTGGAGCGGACAGCACAGAATGATGATGAGACGGAACACACCGTTATTACTGGATATGCATTGAAGTACAACAAACCGTCCGAAATTTTGGGCGGTTTTTGTCGGTTTATAGAGGAAATCGAACCTGGTGCACTTGATTCGGCGGATATGTCTAATGTGGTGGCCACGATCAATCACGATCAAAGCCAAGTTTTGGGACGTTCAGGAGTTAATTTGACGCTTGAACCAGATGACATTGGTCTGAAATTTACTGTTGAGCCGACGGATACGTCATTTGCTCGTGATTTGGTGGCGAACATCAACGCGGGTGTGATTAATCAATGTAGTTTCGCGTTTACCGTCGCGCCTGATGATGATGCGGAAGATTGGCAAGAATCCACGCGTGATGGTGTGGATTATGACCGAACAATTCGTAAGATTGACCATCTCTACGACGTCTCGGTCGTAACGACGCCAGCATATCCGGATACGGAAGCCGTTGTCGGCCAACGGTCCATCAATCGGGTTCGGGAGCAATCTCACATCGCGATTGATAAGGAACGGCGGAAGTTATTGCTGCAATACGAAAAGGAAGAGTTACTTAACTCACTCTAAAACAGGAAGGTGAACACATGTTTAAAGAAAAAATTAAGGAACTGCTTGCACAATTGGAAGGTAAGCGGTCGCTAGTCAACGAAAAGACGACAGAAATGCGCTCTCTCTTGACCAATGAAGAAGCAAGTGAAGACGATGTGAACAAGGCTAAGGCTATGCGCTCCGATATCGACAAGCTGAATGAAGAAATTCGGTCTATCGAAGATGACATTAAGTTGTATCGCACTGCTGAAAAGGGCAACCCGGCACCAGAACCGCACGAACCTAACGGTGATGATGACGACGAAAAGCGTGCCTTCAATGATTTCCTGCACCCGGAAAAGCGGGACGGTGGGATCACTTCAACTGACGTTTCTAAGACGATTCCAGAATCAATTCAATACAACCCGGAAAATGAAGTTAAGTCCGTAACCGACTTGACTCAATACGTTACGCAATTTCAAGCCACGACGGCATCTGGGACGTACCCGATCCTGAAGAAGGCCACTGATAAGATGGCCACTGTGGAAGAGTTGGCTAAGAACCCGGACCTAGCTAAGCCAACGTTCACGTCCGTTGATTGGAAGGTTGCCACCTATCGTGGGGCTATTCCTGTGTCTCAAGAATCAATCGACGATTCTGCAATTGACCTGACTGGTTTAGTTGCCCGGAACGCTAACGAACAGAAGATCAATACCACCAACGATGCCATCTCAATGGTCTTGAAGTCCTTTACGGCTAAGGCCATTACTGGTGAATCTGTGGACGATATCAAGCATATCTTGAACGTTGACCTGGATCCGGCTTACAACAAGATGATTGTTGCTAGCCAATCATTCTACCAGTACCTTGACACTCTCAAGGATAAGAACGGCCAGTATTTGCTGCACGAACCAATTACCGAAGGCTCTCCACGCATTCTGCTTGGTGTACCGGTTGTTGTTGTGGAAGATACGTTACTCGGTGCATCTGGCGAAGCTCACGCCTTTATCGGTGACCTGGCTCGTGGGGTACTTTACGCTAACCGTAAGGATATCCAAGTCAAGTGGGTAGATGACAACATCTACGGTCAATACCTGCAAGCCGTTGTACGTTTCGACACTAAGCAAGCTGACGCTAATGCCGGCTACTTTGTAACCTACACGCCTGCGGGAAAATAACGTCGTCCGGTTCGGCGGACGACACTAAGCCAACCGATGCCAACACGGTTGACCAGATTAAGGCTTACCTTGACGCGCACGGCATTAGTTACACGTCAAGCATGACTAAGTCCGACTTACTGGCATTGGTAAAGTAGGTGATGACCTATGATTCTGACAGGTGATGAGTTTGCCAATTTGAAAAACTATTGCAAAATCGACCAAGACTACGATGATGATGTCCTTAAGATGATTATTAATGCTGATGAGATTGAGATTGCACGAGCAATTAAATACGGTTCGGCACCTAACGATTACGTTAACGAGCCGCGCTTTAAAATCGCATTAATGAAGCAGGTTAAAGAGGACTACTATCAGCGTGGTCTGACTGCTGATGCCTATCGTCCCGAACTGACATCAGGTATCAACGGTATCATCAACCAATTGCGAGGTGAGTTGGACAGTGAAGATAACTAACATGACGGAGCGGATCACATTTTGCTCTCGCCAGACAGGGGTTGACCCGAAAACTCACCGTCCTGTTAAGTCACAGCTGGTTGATGAATTTTCGGTTTGGACCGAAGTCGAAAGTATGAAAGTTCGTGATTTTACTACTAACACCGTCGCTTTTCGCAGGGAAACGCCGGTGTTTCTGATTGCCTATAAGACACAAAAGGAGATCCAGTCGAACTGGCTGATCAAATGGCGTGGACGGGTATATGAAATCACGGGCATGGATCCTGACTATGAGCATAAGGATCTGACTAAAATTGCCGCGCAGGAGGTGTCAGACGATGGGCGTAACGGTTAAGGGCGACCAGGAGTTGATTGAGACTTTTAAAAAGCTCGATAAAACTGTCGAAAGCAAGGCCCGTCGTGCTGTCCGTGACGGTGCTAAGACGTTTGAGCAACAGCTTAAAGCTGATACACCACGCGATAAGACCGGCACTGATCACTCTGGTATGGGGCCGTTGGCTGACCATACCAAGATTGGCAGTCTACGTGGTACGACCGGCGACATCTCAATCCCGGTCGGTTATGACGCTGAAAAGGGCTATATTGCACACTTCCCAAACTCGGGAACGTCAAAACAGCCCGCTCAGCATTTCATTGAAAAAGCACAGGCTGAATCGAAACAACACGTGCTATCTAAGTTTGTGGAGGACCTTAAGCTATGAGTTTGCCAGAAATTGAGATTGCCGATATCTTATCGGCAGACAGCGGTCTGGTAAGTTTGATGGCTAGCCTACGCCAAAGCAAACTGGACTACATCCCTATCTTTACCGAGACCCCAGACGACACGTTTATCAAAAGCTCCTCTGCTCCCTGGATTCGCGTCACGCCGATTCCGGGCGATGATGAGCTGAGTGCTGATGACGTGCGCATGATCGAGTATCCGCGTGTGGAGGTCGATTATTGGGTGCGCGATGAAGGTGTGGAATCGATTGAAGAAATGCAAGAGATGATTTATGACTCCCTCATTGCTAACGGTTGGTCGCGCTACTATGTTTACCGCTACTCCGATCCGGATTTGAGTGGTTGCACGATGATCGTTAATAAGTTTGAAGGATACAAAACGAAAGGATGATTTAAATGGCAGGATCTACTCCAGCTAAATTAGCAAAGTTTGGTTGTTCAAATTTTGAATACGGTGTTGTCGGTGACGGCGACCTGGTGCAAACCACACGGAAGGTACCAGGATTAAGTGAAGTCAAGATTGAATTAACCGATGAAATGAAGACGTTAGCCGCTGACGATGGCCCGTACTTGGTGCTGTCTGGTGGTATCACCGAAACCAAGGAAACGATCAACATCTACGATCTAGATTCCGAAACTAAGAAGGATCTGTATGGTATCACGGTTGAGAAGGGTGTTGAAAAGTACGCTAAGAACATCATGCCTAACTACGTGGCTACGCTGTTCAAGACTAAGCTTTCCAACGGTAAGAACGTTTGGTTTGCCCTGCTCAAGGGTATGTTCTCCCTTCCTGGTATCTCGTCCAAGACACAAGATGGAACGCCAGACCCGGAAGCCGACGAAATCGAAGGCTCCTTTGTCCCGCGTGGGGATGCAGATACAGGAAACATTCTGCTGATTGGCCGTGAAGACAGTACGGACTTTAATTTTGAGACCTTCCACGCAATGGTCTTTCCGAAGACTGCTGATGAAGCAACCGGCAATACGGCAAGTACTGCAAGCCACTAGCCAAAAACTCGTCGCCTACGAAATGCACAGTACGAGAGGGCGGCACTGAAAGGACAGCTAAATAATGCCTTATAAGATTAAATTACTAATTAACAATAAGGAAAATGAATACGTTCGGAATGAACCACCGATGGTCGAAAATCTAATCGACGCACTCAAGATTCAACGCATCGAAATTGAAATGGACACCACTGAAAACGGCCAGACCGATAAGCAAATCGAAGAACGATTTAATGGTTATGCTGACTTCGCTGTTAAGTTCTGGCATAACCAGTTCTCCAAGAAGGACTTCTTGTCTGGCTTGCCAACCGGCGCATTTGATTCAATCAAGAATCCTGTGTGGGAAACGTTAGGCTACGATCCGGATGTGCTAGAAGACGAGGACGAAGACGACGAAAAAAAAGACTGACGGTCGAAATGGTCGACCGGTCAATTATTAATTTAACTGAGTTTATCAAAGGACGTTTATCGGACGGCTATACATGGAAGGAAGCAAGTCAGCTAACGTTGGACGATATCGACCGTATGAATTACGTGTTCGAAGACAAACCAACGACGCTAGACCAAGCCTTCCCGTTCTTATTTTCGTAAGGAAGGAGGTTAAACAATGGCACAATCGATGGGGCATATCGCTGCTACGGTCAGTCTGGATATCAATCCGTTTAAGGCTAGCAACAGCCAGTTAAGATCGATGATCCGATCAACGACTAGCGCTTTAAAAGCCCAAGACGCGGCAATTAAGGGCTCTGAAAAGTCGTTGAATGGTATGAATAAGTCCTATCAGTTGATGGGCCAGCAGTTACGCAACTACCAAGCACAAATGGTTAACGCCCAAAAAGTTATGAACGACACGAGCGTTAGTCAATCGCGTCGCATTAACGCAAGCAATCAATACAACAAGGCATCAGCCGAAGTTGAAAAGTTACGGGCTAGAATGACCGCGTTGGGCAAAGAGATTACGCTCCAGTCTAGTCAGTGGACTAAGGTGTCAAATAGTGCTAATAAGTTCGGCAACACGTTAACATCAATTGGCTCTAAGGCGTCAAGCGTCGGCTCATCTATGACGCGGTCATTAACCGCACCGATTGTTGCCGGCTTAGCTTATGCTGGTAAGCAGCTGGTTGATTATCAAGACAAGATGATCAAGGTCCGGAACATTATCCGGACGTCCGGTGAATCAGCCTCCGAAACACAAGCATCCTATAACACGATGCTTAAGGATTCACGTAAATACTCCGACAAGTACGGTGTCAGCCAGATTAAAATCGCACAGGGATACGAAGATCTGGTGAAGCGTGGGTATACGTCGAAGGCAGCAATTGGAGTCATGGACTCCGAGTTGAAAGCGTCAATTGCTACTGGTGATGATTTTAATGACGTAATCAAAGTTGCCTCCGAAACGATGGAATCATTTGGTTTGGCGACCACTAAAACTGGTAAGCCAATCAAAAACTCTGCTGTTATGCAGGCCCGGTCGAAGAAGACTCTGAACGAGTTATCTTACGCGGCTGATGCTACCTCCACAGACTTTCAGTCGTTAGGGATTGGTATGAGTTATGTCGGCGCCACAGCACACCAAGCCGGATTTAAGATGTCAGAAACGGCCGCTGCTATGGGTATTTTATCCAACAACGGTTTGGAAGCTGACAAGGCTGGTACTGGTTTGCGTAAGGCCATTAACTCACTTATCACACCAACAGCTAATGGTCAAAAGGCATTGTCTAGGATTAACCTGACGACTAAGGACTTCCTGACCAAGTCTGGTAAGGTCAAGTCAATGTCAGCAATCTTCAAAACCTTGAACAGCCACATGAAAGGCCTGTCGGCTAACGAAAAGCAGGATATTTTCCACGCTTTATTTGGAACGACTGGTCAACAAGCCGGTGCGATCTTAACCGAGAACGCCAAGCGTCTAGGCGAGCTTAACAGCGAAGTTGAAAAGGCGAATAAATCTGACTACATTTCAACACTGTCCAAGAAGAACCTTACGTCGGCCAAATCACAAATTGCAATAGCTAAGGAATCGCTGACCAACGCCGGAATGGACATCGCTAAGAACGTATTGCCGGCTATCACTCCACTCATTCAGGGCGTGGGTAAAGCGGCGCAAGCGTTTGGCCGACTTGATCCGTCAGTGCAAAAGGCAGTAGCCAAGTTTGTTGTTTTTACAGCAGCGGCAGGACCACTGATGAGCATTCTAGGTAAGATTGTGGGCTTTGGCGGTAATGCTGCTAAGGCCTTCGGTACGTTAGCCGGCGGAATTGGTCGGGCAACAAGTGCCGCTAAATTAGGTGGTTCAGCTTGGCAAATACTTAGGTCAGGCTTTTCTAAATCAGCTTATGAAGCGGCTAACTTTGGATCAAAGGTAACAGTCGCTGGTTCAGCGGCAACTAGTGCAGCAAGTGGTATGACCACATTAGGAGCTGGTGCGGAAGCGGCTGGGGCTAGCACGGCATTGGCTGGTGCATCCCTAAGCTCACTAGCGATTGGCGCTGGTGTTGCAGTCGCCGCTATCGGTGTCGGCGTCGCTGTGTGGGAATTGTGGGGTAAAGAAGCCTCCGCATCCGCCGCACGGACAAATCGCTGGGGTTCAGACGTCGGTGCGGCCGCTGATAAGTCCTTACAGAAATTTCAGTCCATGTCTAGTGGCATCAAAGGCGCATTAACTGACATGCAAGCAGCATCTCAAACCACCACTAAGCAGATGCGGAGCAACTTCAACTCCGAGTTTGCACAGATGGAAAGAGACGCTAAAAAACATCTTCAAGGCGTCGAACAAGCCGAAAAAGGGATGAGTACAGAGGTTGCGGCGGCCGTTGAGAGGCAAGCTAACAAGGAGCGTAAGCAATACGTTAACACGCTAGCCGATGCTCAAGACGCGCGAACAACAGCTAATAATATCCTTAAAACTCAGCCTAATGGTAAAGTTTCAGACCTGTCCGACACTCAGCGGGTTATGCTTGCCAATTCACAGCAACAGTTGATGAATGACGAACTAAAAATCTGGAACATTACTGGCGAAAAGCGCAAGAAAGCGCTAGCCGTATTAAACCAAGACATTACTAAGATGAACCGCCAACAGCGGAACACCACATTAGCTGACCTACGCTCCGAAACCGCTACGATGGACAACGAGTACAATAAGCAGGCCAACAACCTTAAGAAACAGTTGAAGAAGGGAACGATCAACCAGTCTGAATACCGTGCAGGGATGAAGGCCAACGAGAAGGCTCTTTCCGACTATGTTACTAAGGCATCCGCTCAGTACATTAAAATGGCCAAAGCTAATGGTCAGTCAACGGACCAGATCAAGCGCGATATGCAACAAGCTGGGTTAAGCTATGCTGACGGTATTAAGGAAATTAAACGCCAATCCACTGAAGCGGAACGTAGCCTCAAGTCACTAGCGGTTAGCACGGAAGGACTAAAAGGCAAGACTAAGAAAGCCGCCGATGACTGGAACAAGCTTGTCTTTGATCCGAAAACCGGTAAGGTACGGACCAATGCACAAGAAGAAGTCAACAAGGCTGTCAAGTCGAAGAACCAGTGGAATGAAATGAAACTGCTAAACAAGCAGGGAAAGATGTCCACGAACGCGGCGCAAATGGTTGCATCAGCCTTAATCGCTAATGGCCAATGGGACTCAATGAGCTGGAAGGAACAGTCGGCTTGGCTACACGACAAGTTTAGTCAGACGATCGTTAAAGCTCTTGAAGATTCCGGCAAGTGGAACAGTTTAACGTTGGACCAGAAGCAAGCAATCGTGACCTCTAAAGGTAAGGCTGAAATGGCCGACAACCTGGTCAAGTTCGGCGTGTGGAACTCACTCTCTCTTAAACAACAGGAAGCGCTAGTACATACTAGTGGGACCAAGGATGTCATGGACGCGCTGGACAAGATGGGCAAATGGAATCAGCTTACGCCTAAACAGCAGGAAGCAATTGTTAATGCTAAAGGCGGCGCTGAATTAGGGCAATTGCTAACTAAGTACGGTGCATGGCAAGACATGCCGGCTAGTGTGCTTAAGACAGTTGTCGCACAAGACCAAGCCAGCGGGAATATTCAAGCTGCTAACTCCGCCATTCAGGCGTGGGAAAAGGCTAATCCAGGTATGAAGTATGCCAATGCTCAAGACAATGCCAGTGGTCCGTTAAAAAACGCAACTGCTAGTGTGTGGAATTGGAACGGTACCGGTGCTAACTCAAAGACGGCACAAGGTAACGATGCGGCTAGTGCTCCATTCGGCACTGCGGTAGGCGGAGTTAATCACTGGAATAGAACAGGAGCCAACTCTAAGACGGCATCTGCTCGTGACGCGGCATCTAGTGCAATTCAATCCGCGATCAACAAGATCAAAGAATGGAACGTTACTAATCCCGTCGTCCACACCATTCAAACGGTGTATAGCTTTGTTACTAAAGGTAAGAAACATGCCAATGGGACTAACTACCACACCGGTGGTCCGATGATTGTTAATGACCAGAAAGGGCCAACGTTCCGTGAAATGGTGCAATTCCCGGGCCAGATGCCGTTCGTACCGTTCGGTCGTAACGTACCAATCAATGCACCACGTGGGACTAAAGTCTTACGGGCTAGTGAAACAGCTAGGATGTTTAACGGCTTACCACAGTACGCTAACGGGAACACCGACGCAGTATCGATCCTGTCTAGTTTACGGGATCAACCAGTCACGAGTGTGGGCAACTCTGGTAGTGCGATCACAACTGATCAAGTTAACCAGCTTATTATCCAAACGGCGCAAATGGTTGATAGCATGGGCCAGATGTTAGGACTTAACGCGGCGCAATTGACCGCTATCAAAGCCGGTGCGTTTGACAAGACGCATATGTATAGCGTCATGGGGCGTGACCAGATTATGTTTAACACTCAACAATTGTGAGAGGGGGATGAGGATAATCGCTTTAAATATGCTTTACGTCAAACTTGATGACGGTAAAGAAATTGCCAACGTCGATATAACCGATGGTTTAACATTTCTAGGATTAACCGAGTCTCCAAGCATTGCTAACAATTACGCTGACACTACGATGATGGATGGAGAATTGTTTAACTATGCTCGTTACGCTAGTACGACGGTTAAGGTTAAGTTCTTGCTTAAGTTTAATAGTCGCGCTGATTTTAAGTTAGCAAAGCATGATATCTATCGCACTTTCGCGCAAAAGAGTATCTATCGGCTCAGGACGGCCGTTGAGCCAGAACTGGTCCGATTCTGCCGTGTGGGTGCGTTTGAGATCGAGTCTGAGCCAACTGATCCTAACTGGGTCGAGATTGAGATTCCTTTCGAAAACCCACGTGGGACGCTGTACAGCCGGCTCAACTCCGATGAGATGAGCAACAAGCAGTTCGGCATGAATCTGCCGATCAAAGACTACTCATATCATTTTTCCGGGCAAAGCGACTTTGTAATCTATAACGCTGGTGATATAGCGGTTGATCCTTACAATCAGTCGCACTACTTAAAAATCACCATGCATCACAATGGCGGTTCGTTTACGTTGACCAACAAAACCAACAACACGGTCTTTAAGTACAACGGAAATCTGTCTGGCAGTGATACGCTGATCCTAAATGGCGTTCACGTTTACAAAAACGGCAACTTGGATAGTGCCAACAGTAGTCTTGCTGATAGTGGCAATACTAAGCCGTTAGTGCTGGCAACCGGCGAGAATCAGTTTCACGTCGACGGTTCAGGAGACCTGGACGTCACGTTCAGCTTTCCGTTCATCTATCTGGCGTAGGGAGGCATGATCATGGATAGACCTATGGTGACAATGTCTCCGGGCAACAACCACAGTTTAAAAGAGCCGATCACAGACACGATTCTGTGGTCGACTTTTCATCTACAGTGGGAGAAGAACTCAACGTATCAGCTACAGTTTACGGCCTATGACAACGCAACGGCTGTTTACAGCCAGCTGGACGTAGAGTCATCAATCTATTACAAAGGCCAGGAATATATCGTTAAAGAGTGCATTGAGTCGTTTGACAATGGTGTCTCGACGAAAGAAATCACGGCCCCACACGTCTACAACGAAATCGACCGACTGTATCAGCATGATACACAGGCCGATAAAAAGACCTATTCGATCGATGACGTGGTCAAGTATTGGCTGGACGGCAACACGCTTGGCTTTACGTACGAAATACACGGTAATTTCGACCACCAAGAAATTGAGAATCTCGGCAACGGTTCTGGTAAGGATATGCTTTCTAAAGTGCTTGATACCTGGAAAACAGCGATCATCTATCCAGATAATCGCAAGATCCGTATCTACACTCCAGACGAGTTTTTCAAGGACCAACAGAGGCGTGTGGACTATCTGCACAACTCAAAACAGGTTAAGTTTGGCTATAACACGCTCAACATCGTTAACCAGGTCAAATGTATCGGTGGCAAGCACACGGTTGAGCTATCAAACATTTCTGGATCTGGTAATGGTACTACGACTGCAATCAATGGCGACTGGACCGAAGCGATAAAAAATGCTGCTAGCATGATGGGTGTCAATCTCGATAGCAACGGTCTTAATGCCGTTCTACGTCGAATCCAGCAAGAGTCTGGCGGTAGCGAAACCGTCATAAACAACTGGGACAGCAATGCGGCGGCGGGTCATCCGTCAACCGGTCTGCTCCAGTATATCCAGCCAACGTTTGATTCCTGGTGTGTCGAAGGGCATACCGACATCCACAAAGGTTTTGACCAACTGCTGGCGCTGTTTAACGACTCTAACTGGCTTGCCGATATCTCACACAGCGGTGGTTGGGGTCCAACCGGTACCAAGCGGATGTCCAAGCCAGAAAATAACGGTTCGTCCAAAACCACGAACGGCTGGGGATGGCCGTTTCCTAGCGTCGGCGAAGGAACTTTTATGCAGGTTCAAAAGTTCGGTTATGACGGCGGTTATCGTACTAACTCATTCCATGATGGTCTGGACTTTGGCTCAGTTGATCATCCAGGCAGTGAAGTCCACGCGGTGCATGGTGGCAAGGTAACGGCAAAAGCGTGGGGGTCTGGTGGTATCAACTGGTATGTAGTCATCACGGACGACAGCGGGCTTAATGTTGAGTATCAAGAGGCATTCGGCAGTGAGAGCAACATCTCAGTCAATGTCGGTGATACGGTTACCACCGGTCAAGTAATCGGCTATCGTACGACTGACCACCTGCATATCGGTATCACTAAGATGTCGATTCCCGCAGCGTTCAGCCATGCGTTTAGCAACGATGGTGCATGGCTTGACCCGCAAGAGATCATCAAAAACGGTATCTCATCTAGTGGTAGTAGTGAGGCGGTATCAGTCGAAGTGTACTACTTTGAGCCGTTTATCGTGACCGATGAAGAGTCGGTTAAAAAGTGGGGCGTGCATCCTGGAGCAGACGTTGAAGATGAACGATTCCACGATGCTGAATCGATGAAACAGTACGTCTTAGCCAACAAAATGCATCCCGAACCAGACTTGAGTATCGAGGCGGGGTTCATGGGTCAAGATGCCTATCAGCCAGACGCCGGCGAGATTCTGCGAGTCAACATCCCTAACAAGGGATACAGCGAGAGCGTTCAGACGGTCGGCTTTGACCGCTATCCAATGGCTGACAACAGTTCAGTTACACTAAACACCACGCCGACAACGATCCTTGACTATCAACGAGATCGTAGGCGTCAAATCGATAATGCGATCAGCCTACAGCAGAACTTGATCACGTCGATGTCAACGCAGGTCAACAATCAAGAAAATTTGATAACGCAGATCATCAACTCTGGCAAAGAAAAAGATCTAGACTACTTTAACGCTGAGACCATGAGAAAAATTAAACAATGGACGAATGGGGGATAGGTAAATGGCTGATACAACTCTATACAAGCAGATTGTGCTGGAGTGGGGGCAAGATACCGACTCTCTCATCTGGGGGATGGGCTACTCGCCAGACAATGGCGAGCATTTCTATGTGCTCAATACCACCTACGGTCGCAAGTATCGGACTGAGGACGGCGACCGCATCTGGCCGTTTATCGTTGATAAGGTTAAGGCGGTTTTGGATTGGTCTAACATCTCGGGTAAGCCGGACGTGGCGACTAAAGCTGACGTGTCTAGTGCGTTAACGGTAGCCAACATGGCAAAGTCCACTGCTGACAGTGCGCTGAGCAAAGCCAACAGTAATGCCGCCACGTTAAACAACAAACTGTCGCCAGACGGCCAGTTCCTGTTTAACGAAAACGATGGGGACAACATGTGGGCACTGATCGAGCCGAAGATAAAACAATTAATAAAAGAAGAAGTTTCAAGTCAGCAGCAGGAAGGAGTAGGTGATAACAATGAATCTTCACACAACGGATCTTCCACTGGAAATTAATAGAGAGTTCTATGACGATCTGATTGAGAACTTTGAAGCAATTGAGCACGAAGATCAGCAAGATGACGCACAACTAACTCAAGAAATTAACGATCGTAAAGATGCTGATAGCCATCTTCAAGATCAAATTGATAAAATCAATATTCATTTAGACGATTTAGATGAAACAAAGGCAACCCACGACGATGTGGGGGAACTACGAGACGAGATGTACCAGATCAGAGACAACTGGAACGACCGGGCTTCACATATTGCTCGGGGAACAGACATTGAAACTACCAAAGCGGTGGTTGAACAAATACTACAAGAGAAAGGATTGATTTAATGTCACAAACACTAACATATGTCATTGGCAGCGATCGGCGAGCCCTTGTTGACAACATCCAGGACTTTAAGGTGGACTTCGGTGATGACAACCAAAACTGGGTCCAGGCGCGCCAATTTGAACGCGGTATGCGTCAAGTCTTCGTCAACATTGTCAACGAGGATAGCACCCCTTTTGATCTGACTGGCTGTAACGTCTGGTTTGAGGGATTGCTCCCGAAGACCGCTAACGGTGACTTCCGGGTAATTGATAGTGATGGCTATGTACCACTGGACCCGAGTGCCGGGAAGTTTCGCTTTGATATGCCGGGGCATGCCTTCACGGTAGCCGGATCATATCGCCAGGCATTCTTCCGGATCGTGAAGAATGGTAACTCAGTAACCACCTTGGAGTTCGACCTGGACGTCCTGGCCGATAAGGTGATCGACGGCCTGGTTCCCAAGGATTGGATTGGGCCATTTGAGCAGATCGCCGACCAGCTGGTTGATGACCTGCAGAAGCATACTGATGCGGCTGACAAGATCATCTCCGACTTCCAGCAGAAGGTTACGGACCTGGTCAACCAGCTCAATCAGCAGGGGTCAACGACTACCAGCATGTTGACGGAGCTTCAGAACCGGATCACTGATCTGGAGACGAAGATCAAGCAGGATGGGCTGTTTACGCAGGCAGAAGCAGAGACTTTCGAAAATGGAATTCAAGACACTGTTACTAAATCTCTTAGTTCATATGGGCTTAACGTCAAAGACTTTGGGGCAACTGGTAATGGGACTACTGACGACACTAAGGCTTTTCAAGACGCTTTAGATAAGGCTAATAGCGGTACAATTAAGCGAGTTTTAATTCCTGATGGCGAATATGTTATCACAACAGGGCTCATTATTCCTGATGGCGTTGGCGTTGTCGGTATTGGTTCTGAAAGAAGTACAATTTTATCAGCACAAGGAATTAGTTTCTTACTGGAACTCGGCAAGCATTCAAATGTTACTAATTTCACTATGTCTAGTTTAAATAATGGTAAGGATATTACTCTGGTAAAACTCGGCAATGATGGACGTGGAGTAGACGATTGCTATGTAGATAAGATCTATCAACATGGTTCTAATCAATTTAAGACGTATGGCGTTCGTTCTGCAGTCACTAACGGCAATATTTTTGGCAATACAATTCATGTAGTACAAGAGATTATGTATGATGGAGTGCTACTATCTTCAAATAAAACCACTTGGATCAATGGAAACGATATCGACGTAACTACGATTGGGTACGCTCACTCATCCGTTTACCTTACGTCAAGTGATGATTCATCTCTTAACATCGCACAGAACAACATCAAAGCTCACTACGAAGCTATTCCTGAGGCAGAAGGTCAAACCTATAATGCTAACGATATTATTGGTGTCCGGGTAGAGTTTGGAGATCGAAATCACTTTAATCTTCGTAGTTGGGATGATGACGGTAAAGGCGTCAAGGCATTATCCGTTTTGCCGACAAATTCTACTAAGAACCTTAATAACTACCGTGACAACGTTTTCGAAGGATATGCAGAGTCTGATATCCTCACCAATTTCTACACGGCTCACGTCAACGATTTCAGCAACCTGCGCATTGCCAAAAGTGGTAGGGGGATCTTTAATGGCGACTACCCACAGTTGCATGCCAGCAACTTTAATGTTCCCCGTAATCTAATCAGTGACGATCTGATTACAAATATGGTGCAGGGATATTCAGTACCAATTTTTGCTTCTAAAGACGTAACTACGATTGGGTCGACTTACGATCTCTACGGTTCTGTAGTAAAGTGCAATTCAAATAAAGGGGAGATGTACATTCCTCTTAGTGGTGGATATGACCACAACTTGATCCCTAACATAGGGCGTCTAACGGTTGGATTTGATGTTCGATTCGATTCTCCAGAGAATTTTCCTGCAATAACATTAAGAGCCGGACTTTCAAATTTCCAATCGACAACCGCGAACCGCATGGATTCAACTGTAGAGGGACGAGATGTGGCTGTTGATACGTCAATGTTCGGTTATCGGGTTGTCGCTAACGTAAACGTTGGTGATGTTAGCGCATACGATACTCACGCTTTAACATTATTTTGGGATGGCTTACAAGAAGGCCACATTAAAGTTAAGCGTTTCTTCATCACCCCCGGATACATTAATGCTTCCCAAGAAGTTTTGTCCGGTCCTTCTAGTAAAAAATGGTTATCAAATCGACCAACATCACAAATTGAGAAGTTCCAAGATATGCTTTTCTACCCGATGCCGGATTCGCTTGTTATCAATCCGATGAAATTTGATCCTAGCAAGCTCAGTAAAGACGACTTTCCAAGTTATCCAGTCTATTACTAACGATTATTGATAATCCAGAGTATTTTAACCATTTTATTAGCATCCTCTACAAAAATATGCTCCGAGTTTAGCACTTTCAAGATGATAAACTCGGGGCTTTTCTTATGGGTGGCTTTGAAAGGAGGCATGATAATGCACAACATCATGGGATACTCGTGGGACGAGATAATGGCAATGGTTACTATCTTTTCAACAGTTGGTGGGGGGTTAATCTGGCTGTTACACTTGGCAATCAAAAGTGGTACAGAGGGGCTGTCCAACAAGCTATCTCAACTGATTAACCGGGTTGATAGTCTCAACTATATGATGAGTTCGATCGAGAGCACTGCTAATCGTACTACAAGACGGGTAGATACTCTTGAAGACCGCTTTGAAGTACATGAGGGTGAAGCAAAAGTGCGTAATCAACGTATTACCGCACTAGAGAAGGAGGTATTCCATTATAATGAACATTAAAGCAATAATTAAGAAGAAGTTTCTGAACACGGACGGCACAATCAATAAAACGGTTGTGGCGTCTTTTGCCACCCTGGACCTGTTGCTGATCCAGCAGATTATGGTCGCCTATGGTTTCAGCTATGGTCATTGGGACCAGATCGCTGGAATCATCAACACAATCTTGGCCTTGCTTAGTATCGCCGGCTTCGTCGAAGGTAACGGCGATGTTACGCCACCAGAAGGAGGCGAAACGAATGAAGCACAAACGGCTCAAACAAAGTAAACAACTAGCGGTTGCATTGGCAGCCGCTTTTTTGTTAGTGCCGGTAGCTACCGGCTTGGTTGAGCTGAACAACCAGCAATTACCCGTAGTCCAGGCGGCTAAGGGCGATCAAGGGGTAGATTGGTCAAAGTATCAAGGCAATAACGGTAAGTGGGGAAGCGATAACGACAAGTTCTCAATCTCCCAAATTGGGGGATACTACAATGGATTCTTCATTGATCAACCGACTTACGGAACACAAGTAGCCAATACCATTGCCTTAAACCGGCGAGCTCATACGTATATCTACGCTCAATTTAGCGGGCGTAATCAAGCCGACCAAATGCTAGATTACTATCTACCGAAGATTCAAACTCCTAAGGGCTCAATTGTTATGTTAGATGTAGAAAGCGGTAGCCCGGACACTGATTCGGTTCTTTACGCGTTAAAGCGAGTACAGGACGCCGGTTTTACAGCAGTACTATATGGCTACCGTAGTTTTCTCACTAGCCACCTTGACTTAGCTTCTATTGCTAAGCAGTACCCGCTAGCATTGGCCGAGTACCCTGATTACAACGTCACTAAGTTGCCAAATTACAATTATTTCCCGAGCTTCAACAATGTTGGCATCTTCCAGTTCACCAGCACATACATCGCTGGTGGACTTGATGGTGATGTTGATCTAACCGGGATCACCGATAACGGCTACAAGAACGGTAATCCACAGAAGCCAAAGAGCCAGACGCCCGCTGTCCAGCAAGGCAAGCAGATTCACAAGGTTACCCACAACTACACTATTCGTTACGGTGACAGTTGGTGGGGGATCGCCAATCGGTATGGTCTTGACATGAACACACTGGCACAGATGAACGGGACAACCATCAATGCAATGATCTACCCTGGGCAGGTCATTCGAGTTGGCTATCCTCAACACGTCAACAAGATCATGAATAATGACCATTCTGGGCAATCAACCTGGACCGATGCACTTGGCGACACCTGGCACAAGGAAAGTGGCACATTCACGTCTAACACGTGGTTACACCTACGCTGGGGTGCTCGGGTAACGTCGGCGCCAATTGGCGTACTGCCGCCAGGCTCGGTGATTAAGTATGACGCTTATAGCCGGCATGGTGACTTCGTTTGGCTTCGTCAACCACGCGGCAATGGTCAGTACGGCTACGTTGCCTGTCGAGATGCACGCACTAATGAAGCATACGGATCGTTTGAATAGTATCTAAAATTAAATATATAAAAAGCCCTACACACGGCACCGAAAAATTTTAAAAAGAAAAGAGGCGAATCCTCTTCTTTTTTGAAGACTGGCCGTGTATAGGGCTTTTTTATTTTAACTTTTTTGTGTTTAATTTTTTGAAAGCGGGCAAGGAAATACGTTCTTTTAAGGACGTGATGAATTGCCTTTTTTTGTGCCCTTAGGGCACATGATCGAACCGTAATGTAATATAATTATTGGTATGAACACCACAAGATATAAAAACAGAGAATGGGCCTAGAATAAAAAGTGTACAAGTTAAATAGGGACTCTGATTTAGTATAATTAAGGAAGTAAATTGGAGGATCAAATAATGACGAAGCACAGTTATGACAAGGAATTTAAGGAACAGGCCGTTCAGTATTACTTAGATAACAAGGATAATTTGCTGAAAGAAATTCGCAAGCAGTTGCAATTGGAAGATGTTGAAAACGGAGATCTTATTAATACGGATAGTGATGATCAGCAAGTAGAGAAAGTAGTTAGGGAAATTGTTGCTAAATGGGATTATCAGCGTAAGAATTATTTTATTTAA